CCGACTTCTCCGGTGCATGGAAAACCGGGTGGCCGAACTCGTCAATGAAGCCTTCCATGTTGTACTCCATCGGGATAAAAAGGGAGTACATACCGCTCTTGGTTTGTCCGTTGGCATTGCGAACACGCGGGTCAGAATCCTCGTACAACTTCTTGAAGTTTGAGCCCCCCTTCGCGAGGGCGTTCGAAGTCGAGCCCATAAGGCACTTGCCAATAATCTTGCTACCCAACCGCAAGCACGTCTTGGTAACTCGCCAGTTGTTGAGGATGTTGTTGGGCTTGACCCACTTTCCGCTCTCGTCGTGGACGAGGAGGAGGAGCTTCTCTCCGTCGTAGGAGTTGTCGTCGGTGTTCTTCCAGTCGATGGTCGTGTCCAGTCCGAAAATCTCTTCGTCCTCCACATCGTACATGTTCTTCTTTGTAATCTTCGAAGCAGGTATACGAAACGCCAGTTCCGTTTTCGGCTTATCCATGCCGTCCTGTATCGGTTTGAAGAAGAATGGAAGTCGGTTCGCGATGGGGACCACCTTGTCGGTGAACATTTTTTTCGCGTCGTTACCTGTCTTTGAGAGTATCCCAACTCGTGAGTCCTTGGCTAAAGTTCCTGTGTTGACGCACTCCGAAGACCCCATGAAGGAAAAGCCCGAACGACGAATCTTCAGGTATACCATACCGAAGCTGCGGGGGTCCGCCTTGCACGCTTCCCAGAAGATAAAGAATATCCGATTGGCCTCGCGGTAGTCGGGGTACCCTACGTCGATGCTCGTCCACTGCAAGTACATGTAGTGGGCACCCGTGATGTAGGTTGGAACGCCGTTGTTAATGAACCAGTGGCCTTCCTCCCGGCGGTCAAACTCGCTCTCGATATAGTCTACCCACTGCGCCTTGAACGCCTTGGGCATATCGTTCCATTGGAAGATGCTCTGAACGCGAGAGAGCGCCTTGGGCAGCTCTTCGCGGACCCACTTGTTCTTGCCCTTAGGCAAGTCCTTTGGTGCCAAGGGTAGCGCAATAACGAGGCCGTTGACCTCGATGATGTCGCCAATCTGCCCCGTCTTGGAGATGACGACCATATCGTACTTCTCGTTGTATCCATACTGCCACGTCTTCGCGCGGTTCTTGTTGGATACCACACCCTTCGATACGTAGTCGTAACGAGTGGTATATAGCTTATCTGGAACGTCGCTCTGCAAACCCCACCTTCGTTTCTGTCTTGGTGGAGGTCGACGCCAACTCCAACTCCTCTTCTTCGGAGTCTATGCGATTCAAGATTTCAAAGGCGTCCATGATGGCCAGCTTCTTCGTAGCCGCCGCGTTCTTCAGCCTATCAGCAGCCAAGTCGTCATCCTCACCCGGCTTCAGGATGTCCTCCTGAGCGACCTTGATGAGTTGCTCCACGGCCACGCGGCCGGCAGCGATGATGCGTTCCTTTAGCCTCCTTGAATCTTGCATGTGATTTGGTGGTCGAACATTCGGTACAACTTCTCCCCGTCAACAATGAACTCGTACTCGCTTTCGGGTCTAAAGGTTACCGTGTCACCAGACTTGATTCCTTGCGCCATAAGATAATCATTTGGGTAACTCATTATACCCATCAGCGGCTCCTCTGTCAACGGCTTGAATATTGTTGAATCTACGGGGGGTATGGGTTTGACAAAACAAAACCTGTCGTGGGGGCGCCAGTCCCCGTCCGAACGCCACATATAGAACTGGTCGAAGTCGACGAGGAAGAGGTCGTCCCTGAGAAAGCTCCTGCCGCTTTGCCGGCGACCCTTCATGTCGTTGTAGTACTTGAACACGTTGTGGTGAACAAGCAGGGTGTCGCCAACGGAGATGGGGCCGTCGTAGCCCAAGGGTAACGCAACTACCTCGCCCTCCCGGTTCGAAAAGCGGTGGTCCTCCTCGTTCGCGCTGACGATGAGGTCACCCTTGGTATTTGCGTATCTCTCTCCCCGTACAATGAATTGCTCTACTGCTCTCAAAAGTTGATATTGTACTCTATTGAAATCGGCATGGGAGACGTGAACTCTTTCCAAAGCACAATCACGTCCTCCTGCTCAATGAAGATGAGGAAGTTGCCGTCTACGTATTTGATTAAATGCACATGGTGGGTGCCCCCAAGAACTGGCTGCCCCACCACGTAACACATCGAGTCCTTGTAGTTCGGACCGACACAGAGCTTTCTAATGTCTCGCATCAGAACTCAACAATACGATACTGTACGTTAAGTTCAATATCTCCGTCGCCAGTTGAACTCGGAACAGCGGCCGGAGCAAAGAAAAGTACGGTGTTTTCAGTCAGGGCTCCGCTAGTAGTCAAAGACATAGCGCGGACCTGACTTGCCGGTAGCGCCAGATAGTTCTCGTCAAGCTCAAACTGCGGTGTGCTGACGTTCGTGTACAGCTTCAGGGGCTGACTAAATGCGTAAGTCGAGGTCCCGTAGTTGTATTTCGCTGCGGCAGAAATGACCTGAATGTACTTGCCAGCTCCGGGCGCAGCTACAACTTGAACGGGAGTAGCGGCATTTAGCGCCGCTGAACTAATCGTGGCTGTGGCCGTGAATGTAGAGGGGTTGGACCAAACCACCCCGGGTACCCCAACTCCCCCCGCATTAGGGTCCGCCACAAGGACTTGGCCGCTAGACCCAAAGGCATTGTTGTAGTCGAGAAGCTGGTTGCCTACACGCAGGTCGGCGGTAACAGTGGAGCCAGTGTTAGAGCTGGTAAAAACCGCACCCGGCGCACTAATCTGAACA